CGCCAGCGAGGCGCGAGAGGCCGACTGAGATGGCCGCGGTCATACGTGCACCCCGTTGTCGTCGACGTGCACGCCCTTCTGGCCGATATTGCCCACGACACGAAAGCCGGAGGCCGTGACCTCGAATTCCGTGCCGCCGACCTTGATCAGCACGCCATTGGACGTCACGGTGATCGAGGCATCCTTGGCAAACAGGCAGACCTTGTCCGGCCCGAGATAGATCTCGGTGTCATCTTTCTCGCGGCGGATACGATACTCGCCCGACTTGACGGGCGGGCGCTTGAATTTGTCCTGCTGGATCGACGTGACGATCTCGGCGTCGGAAAGGTCGCCTGTCTCGGAAACGATATCGACCTGCTCGCCGAGCGTCAGGCCGGTGGCGATGCGCACGTCGCCCATAGCCATTTCCTGGTTGGGGATCCAGCCCGTCAGGAAAGGCTTTCCCTCGCTGTCCTCGCCGAGCTTGATGCGGTAGCCCTTGGCATCGTCGATCTCGTGCACCACGCCCTTGCGCTGTCGGTTGGCCGCGCGGCGCTCCAGCTCGGCAATGCGGCCATAGAGGTCGGCAATCTGGCCAGGCAACGAGCGTTGCATGTTACGCCTCGCCCATCAGCAGCGCGCGGGCTTCGGCGGCGGTCAGGCCCCAGTTGGCGCGCGTCTGCGCGGTTGGCGTCCAGGTCGGATCGCCGCGCAGCTCGGCCTCCATGATGCCAGCGAGCTGGATCAGCTTCGGGTCGGCCGTCCCGCGCAGGGCCGCGAGAAACATACCCCAGCGTACGCCGCTGGACATCGCCAGTTGATCGCCCGGGGCGGGCTCCACGGCGGTGTCGCACTTGAGCACGAGCTGCCGCCCGACAAAGCGCAGGCCCTCGCGTTGCGACGCGCCACGGTGCGAGGTGTAGGACGGGACACCGTTGACAAAACTCTGAAACAGCGCGGCCCAGTCATTGCCGGGCGCCATCAGGGCGGCCCGCACCTGCCGCTCGATGGCCTCGACGGTCGCTTCCATGGCGGGGTCGGTCAGCACGTCGAGCCAGACGTCGCGCGGCTCGGTCACCGGGTTACCGTCGGCATCTTCGCCGACCACCTGGTGCTGCACTTCCATGCGCGGGGTCAGCGTGATTTCGATGATCAGCTCCTGCTCGCCGCCGGCGTAGAGGCCGCGAGAGCCGGGACTCGATGTAAAGGTGTCGGTGTAGACGACAAGGTAGGGCGCGGGCGCGTTGGGGTCGGCGTCTTCGATGGCGGCCTGCTGGCTGTCATGGACGGCATCGCCGCACCAGGTGGCCCCCCGCAGCGCGCGCACGGCACACAAGCGGAGCGCGGTCCGTGTCAGGCTCATCGCTCGCTCCTTGGCACGTCAGAGGCCGTGATAGGGCCGCAGATGCAGGCGACCACGTCGGGGTCATCGCGCTCGATGCGGTTGATGCGCAGCGTCAGGCGGCGCTCCGGCAGATGGATGTGGTCGCCCTTGCGCACGCTGTAGGCGGCCGGCAGATGCAGGCGGCGCACCTCGATCGCAAACTCGCTGTAGGCGACCTGGGTTTTGGTGTGCTCGACTTGCGCCGCGCTCGGGTCGGTCTCGGTGACCTGCACGACCGCCGCGAAGGCCGGTCGCGCCTGGTCTTCGCCAGCGCCGAAGTCGCCGTCGGCGCGCGGCGTGAAGGTGGCTGGCTCGCCCATGTGCACGTCGAGCACGCGGTTCATGTCGCGCAGGGCCGCAACAAAGGGCGAGGGCATCAGGCGGCCGGCGGCTTGGTGGAGCCCTTACCGGCGTCGCCGGTGGGCTTATCGGCGTCGTCCGTGACAGGCTTCGCGCCGTCGATTTTCAGCACAGCATCCTCGATCGCGCCGGCCTTGCGGGCAGCCTTTTCGACGTCAGCCGGCAGCTCTGTGACGAGCCCTTTGGTGTAGCGCTGCGAGCGCACACCGTCGACGCTCCGCGACCAGTCTTTGATAAAGCGTACGTCCATGATGATCATCTCCGACGGGTTGGCTTCTCCGGCGACGGGGCCGGGCGTTTCTGTTCTCCGCGCGTCGGCACGCCGAACGCGCGGAGGGGCGGCACGCCCTGGTCGTTTCGTGCCGTGTCTGGACGTGCGTCGAGCTCGTTCGTGCGCACGTCCGTATCGTGGTCTGGCAGGAGGCGATGCATCGTGGCCTCAGTTGCTGGAGTGGCCGCGGATGACGAGGCGCGGCTTCTGCACGACGGCGATCGGCGCACTTTCCGTGTGCACCTCGATGCCCGCCTCGTGGTCGAGAACTTTAAGCGAGGTGTACATGGCGAGGCCTGGCATGTTGACGGCGCTCATCATCTCGCCCGGCGCGAAGTAGCTCGCGAAGCACTCGACGGTGCCGAGCGGCACGCCGACGGCTTCGCCAGGCGCGATGAAGATCTTTTCCTGCTGCGTCTTGTCCGGCAGCGTAAGGGTGGCGTAGCCGTTGTGCTCGATGAACACGTTGTTGCCGACCTTGAAGATCTCGTGATCTTCGAACAGCGGGTGGTTGGACAGCGCACCGATCGCCTGCTGCTGCTCGTACATCTTGATGTAGGCGGGGTGCGACGTGAGCTTGTCCATGAACTCGCTCGACGCGAACCAAGCGAGGCCGCTCATGGGCTCGCCGCGGCGTTCGCGCTCGTAGTAGCGGCGCACAGCCTTAGTCGCCGCCAGCGGCGCGTTGTCCGTCGTCGAGCCAAACTTGAAGTCGAAGGCGGCCTGGCTCTCCCCCATTTCCTGGTAGCAGTTATAGAGCCGCTGGCCGGTGGCCGGGTCTGTCACGTCGCCCATCAGCGCCATCCAGCGCATGTATTCGTGGCTCATGCGGTACATGCGCAGCAGCTTCGCCATGCGCTCGGCGAGCAGGTTGTCGAAGCTCTCGAAGATGTCGGTGGTGCCGAACGCGCGCAGGTTCTGCAGATCAGATGGGCGCAGCGTGTCGTTCATCTGCATAAAGAAAGTCGGCAGCATGCGGATCGACGAACGATCGCGGGTCATGTGCGGGGCTGGTGCGCCTCGGGTCGACATGGGAATGACCGACAGCGAGCCTTTTTTGATCTCGATCTCGACATAGGTCACGGCAATGCCGCGCTCGGGGAACAGCCCCATGTCAGACAGCATCGAGTACATGTTGGGCGTCTCGACGATCGCCGCGGACAGGGCGCGCACGGCGTAACGTGGGTCGCTCAGGAAGTCCAAATTCATGGGCATGGGTCGCTCCGGGGTTCTCAGTGCGAAAACCCCGGACGCTGGTCAGCGCCGGGGCTCGTCGGGTGTCGGGGTGATGAGGTCAGTACAGACGCACGGTCGCAAAGTTGGCCTCGGCGAGCTGCGCCAAGGCGGCCGCCTTCTGCGCCGCCGTGATGCCAACGGGCCAAGCCAGATCGACCGGCGCGACCACGGCGTGGCCAGTGACGGTCGACGACGTCGCGTCGGCCGCTGTCGCGTCGATGCCGAGATAGAGGATCTCCCGCGCGACTTCGCTGCCGTCTGTCGCGACGGGGTTGATCGGCTTCATTTTGCCCGACGCCGTGATGCGACCGAGCACGGTACCCGTGCGCAGCCGACCAGAGCCAGAGGCAATCACCCGCTCCGCGCGATGCAAAGCGGGGTCGGTTTCATGCTTCAGCCAATCCGACGAGAAGATCGGCGATGTCGCGATGATCTGACCCATGATCACTTACCTTTCTTCGGCGAGGATGGTTTGATGTGCGATGCAAGCACAGACCCGAACGAGGGACGGTGAGCGCTGCCTGTAGCGCCATCGCCGCTCCCCTCCGGCTTAACGCCAGCGGCGTTTCCACGACGCGCCATTTCCGCCTGCAGCGGGTTCGCCGCAGTCGTGGCGGCAGCGGCAGCAGGGGCTGCGGCCTCGGCCTTAGGCAGGCCTTGCAGCAGCGTCAGCGCGGTGTCAGCTGACAGGGCCGGGTCGAGCGCCAGCGCTTGCGCCGAGACCTCGCGACCTTTGGCGTGCTCGCTGGTGAGGATCGTCTTGACGCGCGCCATGGCGGCCGTAACGGCGGCAGTGGCGGCCTGGCTGGCCATGGCCTCGGCTTCGGTGCGTGAGACGCGGCCATCGCTGGCCGGCTGCGCGGTCGCGGCGGGCGTGGCGCGCTTGTCCGCGTCGGCGCGGATGTTGGCGACGGCCTGAGTGATCAGAGCCTCGATGTTGCCGGTCGCGGCGTGGCCGCCCGGCGCAGTGCCGAATTGCATGTGATGGTGTCCTCGGGATTGGCCGGTAAGCCGGGCGGGTGTGTGACGCAGGTACGCGAGCAGCTCCTCGAACGACGCTACGCCGTCAGCGAGACCGGCGGTGACCGCCGCCTCGCCCGTGAACACGCGCGCCTCGAGGGATTGCAGGTAGTCACCCGACAAGCCGCGCTCGGCGGTCACGTGGGCGAAAAAGGTGCGGGCCGTCTCGTCGACGCCGGCCTGCAGCAGGGCGGCGTGCTCGTCCGAGAGGTCCTCGTATCGGTTGCCGAGCGTCTTCAGAGCGCCGGATTTGATGTAGGTGGCCTTGACGCCGCCCTTGCGCAGCGCCTCGGCGTAGCTGGTGTGCAGCACGACGACGCCGATCGAGCCAGCCATGCCCTGCCGGTTGACGTAGAGCGCGTCAGCGGCGCAGCCGATGGCATAGGCGGCGGAGCAGGCCATGGAGTTGGCCAGCGCCGTCACCGGCTTGGCGTGTCGCGCCTCGCGCAGAACCTGTACGAAATCAAACAGGCCGGCGACCATGCCGCCGCCGCTGTCGATGTCGAGCAGGATGTGGCGGATGTCGGGGTCGGCGGCGGCGCGGCGCACCTGCTCGGCCAGGCCCTCGTAGGAGGTCATGCCCCAGTACATCCCGAGCCACGCGCCGCGGTCGATCAGCACGCCGTGCACCCGGATAATGCACACGCCGTCGGTCGTGACGCTGTAGCGGCTGGTCCAGTCGACCTCACCAGCAAAGCGGCTGGCGAACGGCGTGGGCGGCGTCTGCTCGGCCTGGGGGGGGCCCTCGGCGCGCGTGATAAACGCGTCGAGGGCTGACTCGGTGATCAGCGCCGGGCGGCCAGCAAAACGCGCACGCACGACCTCGCCCGGTCCGCCAGGGAGGCCGGACTGGTGGGCGAGGTCGTGCATGTGCGGTCTCAGTGCAGCAGCGCGTGGCGTGCAGCTTTGTCCTTCTTCGGCTTGTCCTCACCCTTGCCGGGCTTGTCGTCCTCGGCGGGCTCCGGCGGCGCGGCAGCGAGGCCCATCATAGAGGCCGGGTCGAGCTGGCGCTCGCGCAGCATCTCCATCTCGCGCATGCGCTGATCGAGCACGTCCTCGACGGTCTCGCCTTCCTCGGCGAGCACGCTTTCCATGGTGTCGAGGTTAAGATTAATGCCGAGCTGCTGCGCTTGGCGCTCCTTGAGCGGCTCCAGCATGGGCTGGCCCGCCGTGATCCACTTGCAGCGCGTCATCGCGTCCTTGGCAGCGTGGAAATCGTCGGTCGTCGTGCCGGGCGGCATCTTGAGCGCGCCCGAGAAGATCGCCTCCTCCAGCCACGCGCCGAACTTCGGCGTCGCGATCTGGTCGCACAGGCGCTGGCGACGCGCGATGTAGCCGCGCCAGTTGTTGTGCATCGACATCTTGCCGGACGAGTAGTTCACGCCCTCGTAGTTCTGCGTGATGCCTACGGGATCTACGCCGAGGCCCGCCGCCGCGAGGTTCTGATGCGACTTCAAGAACTCGCCGAAGGCCGCGCCCGGGCTGGCAGGGCTCTTGATGTCGAGATCGTCGCCATCGGGCAGGTGGATGACCTTCTGCCCACCGACGGTGATTTTCTGCTCGTTATAGTAGCCGGCGAGCGACTCCAGCCTGTCCAGCGCCAGATCCACTTGCGCGGTCGACAGATCGCCGCCCTCCGCCATCCGGTTAGGGTCAAGGCCGATCGAGGACAGCGCCTCTTTCCAGTCGCTCTTGCTCTTGATCACGGCGACGAAGCTGGCGCGCATGACGGCGCTGGCCAGCTCGGCCTCGGCAAACTCCGCGCTCATCTTCATGGCGCTGATGACGGTCGCAAACTCGGACATGCCGCGCGTCTGTTGGGCGCGCAGCGTATCAAACGTGTGCAACATGACCGGGCGGCCCCAGTCGGTTTCGCGGCGATGCTCCGTCCACAGCCAACCGTTCGCGCCCAGCGTCATGTCGTTGGGGTGGGCGTTGCGGATGTGATAGCCGACGGGCGCATTCAGCGCGTCGAGCATCACGCCGTTGCGCAGGTGCACACTCTCAACGCCGGTCGGCGGCGTGCTGAGGCGGTCCACGTCGACAGCCTGAAAACAGGTCTGCCACTTGCCGGCCTCACGCCATTCGACCGCGACGAGCGCCTCGCCGTCGATAAAGTCGGCATCGTGCACCAAGTGCATGAAGCTCGTGAAATTCAGCCGGCGGCCGGCATCGACCCAACACGAGGGGCTGTGGGCGTATTGCTCCCACAGGCGCTCGCACTCGGTCTCCCAGACGTGGGCCTCGCGGATGTCGAGGCCGAGGAAACGCCAGTCGATGGAGAGCTTGAGGCGCAGGCGCGTGCCGATGGTGCCCTGGCGCGAGATGCGCACGGCCTGGCGCGCCGTCGGGTGGTTGCGCACCAGGTCGCGGGCGCGGCGGCGGATCATCTCGGCCGAGCGCAGGTCCTGGTGGATCGAGGTCAGCGGCGGCCGCCACAGGCCGACGTTCTGGTCGGAGCGCGAGCCGCCCTTGTAGCTGGTCTCCAGGCGCCGCTCCAACGCGTCGCCGATCATCGCGATGACGCGGTCGCGCGAGATCGCATCGGCGGCGTGGTCGCGCGGCGTGGCTGACATGGCGGTTGCGGTGGTCATTGGCTGTCACTGCCACGGAATGGTTTTGTCGACGACGCGACCGCGAATTTCGTAGGCCACGGTATCATGATGGTCTTTTTTTAAGTGTGCGATCGCGTCCTTGCGTGACTTGAACTTCATCTTCGTGCCCAAGTGCCGCTGAGCCTCTTGCAACACAACCGACGTTGGCACCTTGCGGTTCGACAGAGCCGCGACGGCTGCGTCGAGGGCGGTCGAGTTGGCGCTTGGATTTGTGCTCGTGCGAATGGCCGCTGTCGCTTTACCGAGCGCATCGAGACTGGACGTGATCTGCGCCGCCGCGAGGTCAGGCGTTTTGGCAGCCTTTGCTCCCGGTTTCGACGCATTGCTTGCGCTTGATGCTGCGATCTTATCGATCTGTTTTTTACCGACGCCCTTGGCTTGAGCACCTCGGCGCTCATCCTGCAGCGTACGCGTCGCGGTCGCTTTTTGAGTCTCTGCCGGGGCAGCCTTCGTCGCTGCTGCGCGGGGAGCGGCCTTGGCGGCTTCGCCGGACCGCACCATTTGCTGGCGTGTAAACGTGGTACCGTTCTTGTTCGTAACCTGCACGGCCTTTTGCACGAGCCCGACAGCAGCTTTGAGCACGCTCATGACAGGTATCCTTCAGCCGAGCACGAGGCGCACGGGCGGGCCTCGCTTGATGATGGGGGTATCGAGCGCCTGCAGCTTCGGCACCTCGAATTCGTCGGCACGCGGACAAGCGGCGCGCAGCTGCGCGTAAAACTGGATCATCTCGTTGACGCGCGCGGGCGTGTAGCCGACCGAGCGGCCCTTGTGGCCGACGGAGGTGACCTGCTCGCCCATGATGGCGGCCTTGGTCTTAGCGTACAGGTCGCGCAGCTCCTGCACGCATGGCGGCACAACAACGGTGTCGGTCATGAGTGCTTCCTGATGCCGGGCGTCTTGCGGAACTGTGTGAAGGTCACGCCGTTGCGCGTCACCTGCCAGCTGTCCTTGTACTCAGCGCGCTGACGTGGCGGGCGCTTCGCCGCCTGCACGGCCGGACGCGGCGCAGAGATCATCACCGGCGACGCCGGTGCAGGCGCTGGCGTCGCCGCTGCGGCCTTGAGGCGGGCCTGCTTGGTCGCGACGCGGGCCTGAAAAGCGGCGCGGTCGGCGGTCTCGCCCGCGACCCGAGCGCGGCCAGAAGCGCGGGCCTTAGCAACGGCCACATTGCCTTGCCCCTGGGCGTTTGAGACGGCCGCCTTGGCAACCTTGGTGGATGTCTGGGCGGTCGCCGTAACCACCTTGCCCGTGGCCGCAGCCTTGGCGACGGCAACCGTTCCCGAGCCCGTGGCGCGCGATGCGGCCGCGCGGGTGCGTTTCGCCGACGTGGCGGCCTGGGCGGTGACGACTTTGCCCGCCGCAGCGGCATCGCCAGCGGCTGCTTTTGAGGCAAGCTGCTTGCTCGTCTTGCCGGCGGCTTCGCGGGTAAGGCGGTTGGCACCGGCCTGGATCTGGGCAGTCGTCTGGGCCGACACGCGCGGCAGTGCGGCGCGGGCGGCGGCGAGGCTCTTGAAGCCACCAACGCCGAAACCAATCGCCGCCGCACCTTCGAGGCGCATGGCGTTGGCGACCATCGGATCGCTGACGTAAAACGACCCGACGACACTACCGACACCCTGCACGGCGCTGGCACCGCTGACCAGATTGCCGAGCGCCAAGGCACGCGGCGTTTCGCCGGCTTTGGCGATGGCAGCCGGGGCCGATTGCACGATGCCGCGTAACTTGTCGCCGCGGGGCGTGTTGGTGATGATGCCGCCCGCTTTTGAGATTGCGGCGCTGTCCTTGCCAAGCTGCGCCGCGGTGGCGACGGATTTTCTGACGGCCTCGACGGCCTTGACGCCAAAGCCCTTCCCGAAACGCGCGCCGGCGACCATGGCGAGGGCGCTCAAGGTCACGGCGGCCGCGGGCACGGCGTAGGTGTTGATAAACGCGCGGTCGGCCGCGACCGCGTCCTGGTCTTGCTTGCCTTTGAGCAAGCTCAACTCGGCCGCTTCACGATTGCCGATCTCGGCGAGGCGCGCAGCACGTCGTACGTCCAGCGTCGACAGATCCGCGTTGGCCTTCTGGCGTTCGGCGTTGGCGTCTTTCCAGCGTGTGCCGCGTGCGCTTGGGCTGTTGTTAGGGTCCTCGGCCTTCATGCGAGCTTCAGCGTCAAGCATTTGCCGCCCGAGGCGCAGACGCTCCGCTTCAGTGTCCGTATGCGCCTTGATGCGCTCGCCCTGGTACTTGACGCCAATTTCACCCAGCGGGTTACCTTTGACGGTGCTCTGCGCGCTCGTTGACCGCGTGGTCGCGACCACGCCGCCGACGGTCGCAGCGGCAAGCAGGGCGAGACGGGCGGCGCTCATCGGTACATCCTCGCGATATCGGCGGCGGATCGACGCTGACGGGGTGGGGGCGCCTGCCGCAGGGGCAGTGCGGCAGGCGCAGGTGCAGACGGAGAGATCGTCGGCTGCACGACCGGCGGTGGCGACGTGCCGGACACCGCCGCCGGTGTTCGTTGCGGCGCGGATTTCAGCGCCGGCAGAGTGAACTTGACCTCGACAGGTGTCCGCGTCGGCAGGTCGCCGCGCAGCAGGTGCACGTTGAGCATGTGACCGGCCGCGGCCGCGAGGCATTCGGCGTCGAGAAAGTGGTTGTTGCGCGAGCGCACGACCCAGATCGGCCGACCCGAGGGCGATTTCACGCGCGCTTCGGAGACGATCTGCTTGCAGTAGTCCTCATCGATGTCGGCATGCAGGAACCATGCACCGGGCTGCGTGATCGGCCATTTCAGGCGCTCGTGCAGCCAGCTTTTCCAGTGGTCCGTGTCGAGCCAGAGCAGCTCCAGCCCGTAGGGTTTGGCGGCACCATCGGGGCGCACCTCGATATTGCTCTTGTGGATCGGTTTTGGTGCCGTGTCTTTGCCCTTCGACGGGTGGACGGTGCGCGGGAAGCGCCGGCAGAACTCATACACCCGGTTTTGCGGCACCAGGAACGGCTTGCCCGGACGATAGCCCGAGTCGACGATCATCTTGTGGATCGGCATGTCGCCGTAGCCGCCCGTCAGCAGCTGCGAGAGGTCGTTCCAGACGTTTTCCTCGGTCGTTCGGCCCCACAGCTCGCCGTGGTCGATCAGCGCCGAGGTGCCGTTCGCGCCCCAGCCGCGCACGACGTAAACGAGCCGGTTGCCCTGTACGTCCACGCCCGCGGTGAGCAGCTTGACCCAGTCAGGCACGGTGCCCTTTTTGTGCGTGTCACGCAGGCCTTGCACGGCCTGCCACTCCGGCACATCGCCACCGCCCGGCGCGAACAGTTCGCCAAAGCCGGTGTTCATAACCGACTGAACTTCGCCTTGCTGGCCGCTGAGCTTGGCCTTGACGTAGGACGCCGCGCGCTCGCCGATCGTGACGAACGGCGAGCACAGGCCCGAAACCCAAAACGACAGCGTCGTCACCTCGGGCAGCGGCCCCGTCACGACACCATCGGGCGTCACACTTTGACCGGCTGCAACGTAACGGCCGCGGGCGTTGAGATCCGCCTTGTGGCTCTCGTCGATTACACCGCCGCAGCCGGAGTGCGGACATTGGAGAAATGCCTCGCGCTTCGCCTGTGCCGGTGTGGCGTTCTCGGGGATGACGAGGTGTTTGAAACGCGGGATGAAAAACTGACCGCAGCACGGGCACGGCCACGCCCAGTGGTGCATGGTGCCCGACTGCCAGAGGCGCCAGATGGGGCTCGATATGTCCTCGGGCTCCATCTTCTTCCAGAACTCCAGGCCGCTCGCCTCGTCTTTGTAGGTGTCGACCGTGCCTTCGAGGGGCGTTGAAATGGCCGCGCGGATGCGGTCGCGGAACGAGAAACCACGGCTTTCAAGCAAGGCGAACGGATCGCCGTTGCCGTCGACGTTGCTGTCCATCGCGTCCAGCTCGTCGATCAGTGCGACTTTGGCGGCCGTGCCGCGCAGGTTGGCGGCCGAGCCAGCCCAGGCGAGCACGATCGGCACGCCGTTGACGGGCTTGCGAAACTTGGTGATGCGCTTGCCGGTGGCGAGACGCCGCGACAACGACGGCGTGCCGCGCAGCATCTCCATCAGCCGCGGCTCGAACTCGGTGTTGAGCCAGTGCTCGGTTGGGCCAACGTACATGATCGGGCCGGGGCGCTGCTCGGCCGTCCAGCCGATGACGTCGAGCACGGCCTCGGTTTTGGCCATCTGCGAGCCACAGGCCAGTGCGATGGCGTCGAACTGCGCGCCGTACTTTTCGCGCTGCGCCGTCAGGTCAAAGGCGCGCTCAAAGTCGACGATGTAGGGCGTAAACTCCGGCTTGCGCGGGCCGGGGCGACCCGTTGCCGGGCCGTGCGTGCGGCTGCGGCGCGACCACTCATCCGGCGTTGTCCGCTGCGGTGGTGTCGAGCGGATCTCCGCTCGTGAGAGCAGCCGCGCGAGCTTTTCGATAGTCTGCGGCGAGTCCTCCGCGCACGGTGTCCATGACATGCTCTAGCCGACGCCGCTCGTGAACGTCCTCCGTGAATTGGGCGGGCACGCCCGATAGTGCCGTCTCCATGGCGCCGAAGATCCAGTCAACCAGCGCCATGGCGGCGTCAGTGCGGATCAACAGGCCCTCGTTTTCGTCGTTTTCGAGCTTCAGCTTGCGCGTCCGCTCGCTCTCAAAGTCCGCCGCGGCAACCGGATTGGACGGTTGACGTCGCGCAATCTCGCCATCGACCTGCGATTTCGCTATCGCGGCGGCAAATCCCGCGAATTTATAGCGCCCGTGGCCGGTACGCTGCAGCACACCCTCGGCCGCCAGCTGCTGCACCCGCCGATCCGACAATTCACAAGCCGCCGCAATGGCTTGGCCGGAAATATCGCGCGGCACAGCCTCGGGCTTCGCCTCCCGCGCCGCCGCTTTTTTTTTCGCCTTGGCCGCCATCGCCTCTTACCGAAACCGAAACGACGTTTTCAAAACTCAAAAAACCCCCAAACCCCGGGCTGACTTACCAC